GCCACGGGTTGGCGTATTAATTTCAGTGATAGTTCCAGCCAGCGGCCGCCACTGCACCACTGACGGAACATGTTGCGGTCACCATCACTGTACCATCCACGCCGACCACCACTGAAGCAGGCAAACGCCATATCACATTATTACTGTCTTTCACGCTGCCATTAATGATGGTTGTTCCGGCAGTTCCTGTAAGAAGCAAATCAACCGTAGAGTTCGTCGCGCCTTTACGTGAAATACCATTTATTTTCACGTTACTGGTCAGTGCAGCCCCATAGCCGGTTGCCGGTGAAAAACAGTTGTAGACAGTTATCGCAGTATTATTGGCATCATGAATCGCCAGCGCCATCAGAGCCACCATCTGGCCGTCTTTGCTGTCCGGTTCGAGGTAGGCATCACTGCCATAAATCTGCTGAAAATAGCTAATCAGGGTGCTGAGTATCGTCTGATAATCAGGCGCACTGATCCCCTCCGCGGTTACCTTTGCAGATAAACCGAGAGAATCAAGGTTCAGAGCCATTACGCCTCCGATGTAACAGTCGTTATTCCATAGAGAGTGTCGATTTCAGCGGAAAACATGACACGTCGGGTCGTGGTATCCACCGTCGTATTGAAAGAGAGGATTGATTTAACGCCCTGCGTTTCCAGAATGCGTTTTCTGATCGCCAGGTTGTAGGTTTCCGGCTTCTGCTTACCGAGTACGGACTGGATCCACGGAGTCCCCTCGGTGGTGTCGAGAAACCATTGCCCATACCACAATTCGAATCGCGTTTTTACCGCCTGCGCCACGGCCTCCGGTGAGTTAATCAGCCAGGTGTCATCACCGCTGCCAAAGGTGTAATCGCCATCGGCGTCTTCACGTCTGTATCGCATCAGTTTACCCCGTCGGTACTGCTTCCACCGCGCTGAACACCGCCATGAGTGTGCGTATCATCGATTGGCTTGCCGTTAGCCTTCACGCTCCCCAAAAACTCAACAGCACCAGTGATTTTTGAAGCCACACCAGAAACAACAGACCCCACCATGCCACCCATCCAGGTTAACAGGCCATGAATGGTTACTTTCTCAGAAAAATCAGCCAGAGGGGCAACCACATCAAGACCACCCGGAGCGACAATTTTAATTTTCCTGGTATCAGGATTAAGCTCAAAATAGGTGCTGCCGTCGTCACTACGCAACTGTGTGGCACTGGTATTAATACCGCTAATCTTCCTTGCCTGCGACTGGGGACCGACAATACAAAACGCATCCGATAAATCATGCATTCTGTCATCGACTGGCTCCTGTATCCCGCCACTCTGCCACCAGAAATCAATACAACGATCGGCAAAAACGACAAGACACTCATCCCCGGCTTTTACCGGAAAAGTCAACGTACAGCCTCCGCCGCGCGGGAATACCACTGGCACATCCACCAGCAATGGGTAATTTTTGGTAATGCGGTTACCGTAGTTATCCTTTTCAACCGAACGGATAGCTGGCTGCACAACCGCCGTCACCGCGTCAGGATCGAATGACTGAATAATGCCAGGCAAGGCGACACGGATCTGGTTCTTTGTTGTTTCCCGTTCAGATTTGAATGTTTCGGCAAGGTCGCCGCTGCGGGTCTGGTCAGATACTGCCATTTAGTAGGCTCCAGAAAGCAAAAAACCCGCCGGGTGGCGGGTTAAATGGTGTCTGCGATAAGGTTCCTACATTTTCGTGCAGGTCTTATAGATGGCATCACCACGGGGGCGATCATCTGCGTCTAAAATCTGAACTATTTGTTTAATAGTTTTTGAATCGTTAGGGAAAACAGTTGTGTAGTGGTTATGCATCCCACCATTCGCCCCCCATACATCAAATGTGATGACCACCGAATCCCCCAAGTCACCGTACGGATACTGGTCAGTGGCTGAATTTTCTGTTAGCTGATCGTTCATTATGACTGCCTGTTTACTCATTGAGGCATTCACATACATTACAAATTTATCGTCACCGCACTTAAAGCGCAAAACAGGCGCTGCAAGCACGCTATACGACATAAAAACAAGAGATAAGAGAGCTAAGCGCTTCATTAATCCCCCCTGTTAATTAACTTTTTTGCATGGGAAAGACCCGATGATTCTAGGCGCGTCCATGCTGTTCTGCAGAAGCTGGACGTTCAGGAAACGCGTTTCGGTGCCCGGTCGATGGATATACTCGAACCCATAATTGTGGCCATCTTTGGCAGGCATCAGCCCCATTTTGATCTGCATGCCTGTACCGTCTTTACCCAACATTTTTACTTTTTGGGACGTTACTGTTTCGCCATTGATTTTAAATAATGAGTCAGGGATCGCATCCATACGAAAGTTGCCGCATTGCATCGTTATGGTGTTTGCACTTACACCAACAGACACTAACGCCAGCAATGAAAATATCCATCGTTTCATTTCTATAATCCTCTCTGCAAAGCAGTGCTGGATGGCATATCCTGCGCACCGCGCGCTTCGCACATCATATCCATGTACCAGGCCTGGCCCCTTGTGTCGCCAGTGTACATAATCCCGCGCACAATATAAACGCCATCAGTTGCGATGCTGGCCGTCATTTGTTTGGACACGGGCAGGGTAACGTTAGAGTTGCCATCTATTGTTTCGTCAAAGTAACGTCCCGCTGCTTTAGCAATATCGTCATTCGGTAAAGCTGTTTTATAGATAGAAGCCTGATCCAGTTGAATGAGCCCATTAACCCGGATGTTCGGATTAATAAGCGCGCGGACGTTTACGCCGTTGCCGATGGTCTGCTGCGGCATGCCAATAAGCCCGGTAGCGCTGTTGAGCACAATCGCTTCATGAACATATTCGTTATTCGCCACCATCTGGCGCTGACCGTCCACGAATTGCCATGTTGCGCCACATTGTCCGGCTACGTTATCCATTAGATGCCGCGTCATGCCAAAGAGTACCCGCCCCCGGGGGAATACAGTAGCAGGCATTTCAGGCGTCAGGCCTTCGGTCGCGCCTTTGGCTTCGAAGTCTTTCATCAGCGCACGGTTCACATCAGCGACCGTGTAACCGGCAGCCAGCGTCTGTGAGGTTATACTGGTGGCAAAAGCCAGATCAGTATCTGCTGCCTGAATCAGGACGTAGGTATCAACCGGACTGTCTTTTCCTGTGACCGAGTAGCGAATTTCACCGCTGAAAATCAGTCCGTAGTTGCGGCCATCTCTCTGGCCCACGTCCGCCGCGTCAACTTCCCGCACGGTCCCTACGTCGCTTGCTGACACCTCCGGCGCGATACCGTCGTAACCGGCAATCAGACGCACTTTCGAAAACTCCTGCCCGGTAATTCGGTTCACAGTATCTGCCGAGAGGTTATAAATTTTGATAGTCCCTACCCGGGACGCGCTGCTGATGTTGAACCAGTCGATCGTAAAGGTGACTTTGAAATCACTTAGCTCAATTCCCTGACCGTTCCCGTCCACAAGCTGCAGCTCGAAATGTCTCATCCAGTTCTGTGACATGCTTACTCCGTTGATACCAGTAAATGGCTGCGACCGCCCAGGTCAGTTTTTGTGGGGTAATCCTGTGTGTTGTCATCACAGACCACCACCAGCTTAAAACCAAGCCCCATACAGGCGTACTGCGCCAGCAGGTCAGCACCAGTGACGAGAGGAATACCGGAGATTACCGGCTCCCCTCTGTCGTTCTGCAGGTCCATAATCCAGTAAAGATCGCGCCATATGATGCTAATCCGCCAGGTGACACCCCCCAGGACGATGCTGAACTGCTGATTGTCCGCTGTCAGCGGAATTTCCTGAATTGTCATTATCCGCCTCCCAGTAATGACGCCACGTTACCCGTGATGCTTTTCAGCAGTGAAGTATCTGGAGGCTTTGTGGTTTTGTTGCCGCTGTTCTGTACCGCCGACGTGCTGGCCCCTTCCTTCATGTTGGTTTTATCCGCGACGGTAATCTGCTGTGTCCGGGAGATAAGGACCTCCCTCAGGGTGAGGACGGCGGACAGGACGTTTTCGGTTGTCTTGTCCGTCGTCACTTCCAGCGCCCGGATCAACATGTTGCTGTACAGTCGTTTACCGGTTACCACATCGAAGGGGATACGGCTTTCCTGCAGACCCAGTAGCTCCTGATACGTCTGCTGAGGACTCAGGCCGAGCAGGCTGGTAGCCGTCAGGTTACTGGCAAAATCCAGCAATGCGCCGCCACCGGCAAAACCAACCTCCATCACCACTTCTGACGGTTTTTTATAGGCATGATCAGCGACAGCGGCCCCGACCTCTACCGGATGCTCTGTTATTTCAAGCATATCTGTATGCTTCTCTGAAATAACAACACTGGGAACAATCATTCCTATTTTTCTACTCTGCTGATGAAAAAGTGTAGAGAGAATATCCACTAACCCACCCTCACCTGATTACTTCGCATGACCTGAGCATTTGCAGACTGTTGCCGACGTGCAACCTCATTACCGACAGCGTGCGGATCTCCGCCACCGTAAATGTGGTAGGTATTTTGCTGGTTAACCTCTGTCACTTTGCCACTAATTCCCGCTACGGCAGCCTTATTAATCAGCTCTCGAGAATAGATATTTCTTCCATTTTCATGCTGGATAATGCTGCTCATCAATGCTGACATGGTTTGCGGATCGCTCATATTCAGGGCAGCCCGGGGATCCACTCCCAGTCGTTGCGATACAGCCCTGATATACGCAGTTGTGTTGTTATTATCAGACGCAGGTGCCCAGGTAGAGATAATTTTCTCCACACTGTTTATTCCCCGTCCGGCGTACAGCATTAACTGACGAGCAAGAGCCCGTAATCCATCAAAAGCAGTTTCAAATCTGGCAAATCGCCCGCCCGGGCGTTCAAGAGAAGCCCCTACCTGACCAGCAAAATTAAGGTTTCCCGGATTGTTATTCCGTTCTCCTCGTTTCGTAGCCTGTGCATATTGTTCCGGCTCATCATCACCAAACCAGCCGCGTACCGTCCGGCCCACGCTGCGGGGATCGAATCCCCAGTGCTCTTTAATCCAGTCGGCAGTACTGTTAGCGCTGTCTGTAACCATCGGCATCGCTGACGGATTTTCGCTGCCCTGATTAAGTATCTGTTTGCCGATGCTGACGGCATCAACCCAGCGGCCATCTTTGATAGCGTTGAGTAGGTCGGCGATCATGTTCAGCATTTTGCTGAATTCGCCCATCTGGTCGATGAAGTTGCTGAAATCCCACTTCAGGGACCATGATTTGGGGTCAATATTGAGCAGTTTCGCCAGCGCTTTCACCAGGTCGTTAACGGTCGTTTTAAGGTCACGAACCATCTTCAGCGCGGCATCAACCTCCGGTTTCCACTTGCCCCAGTCAATCAGGCTGTCGCCGCCTTCCTTCCAGGTCTGATAGTCCTCCCACAGGAGGGCAATCCCCGCCGCCAGCGCGGTAATGAGGCCAATCGGCGACATCCAGAACGTACTGTTCAGAATGCGCAGCGCAATCGTCAGTGCGCCAAACAGCGAGATCAACTCCCGCGTTTGCTTATCCAGCGATTGCCACCAGGTGATGAGGCCTGATGTTCCTTCAATCAGTCTGAAGAACAGCCGCCCGATAATATCCCCGAGCGCCAGAATGCCTTTTATGGCTTTCGTCAGGGTCTGCTCGATACGCGGGAAGTTGTCCAGGATATGGCGGCGCAGGGTGTCCAACGAACCCGCAAGTCCACCCGCAAGATTAGAGCCGATTTTGTCACGGGCCATGCCTGCCATCGCGCCAAACTCACGCAGGGAGGTCATAAATTTGTTGGAGCTTCTGGCCGCCTCGTCAGCATTGAAGCCGATAGCTTTCGCCATTGCGCTGTACTGCCCGGAGAAACCACCCACACCCCGGCGCATCGCCATAAGGGTATTTTCGTCAATGCCCAGCATCTGCGCATACTGGTTAGCCCGGTAATACGGCATGCTGCTGAGTTTCTGTCCAACGCCCGTAAAGATAGCGGCCATGTCACGCATGTTACCGCTGGCATCACGGGTCTGTACGCCCAGGCGATTCAGAAAGCCTTCTGCACCGGGATTGTTACGAATAAACCGGGAGAGGCTTTCCAGAGAAGATCGCGCAGCGTCCACGCTACCGCCAACCTGCGAAACCGCATAGCCAATAGTCTGAATTCCCTGGACCGTCGCGCCGGTGCGCTGTGACGCCCAGTAAAGATTATCCAGGCCGGAGGCGATCTTAGCCGTGAAGGCCACCACGGACAGCGCAGCTCCTTCAACGGCCAGTCCCATTTTGATGACATTTGCAGTTGTACCGGCGAGGACAGAACCGAACTTTTTCGCTCCTGCATCATCCACACTGAAGCCAAGCGAGACGAGGAAATCTTTAATAGTCTCGGCGTTCATTATCCTCTCTCCATTTTTCTACCCGGACATCGTTGTCCTCGCACATATCAAGGTAGTCATTAAGAAGCGCGATGCGACAGAGATCTACCGCACCACTGTTAAGATCTTTCTGGTCAATATGGAAGGCAAGCGCCGGACGAAGAATAAAATCTTCACCACCCGGCAGGCTATTGAAGGTTATTCCGCTGGCGGGATGGGCGTCTCTTTGGTAGGGAGTCCTTGCAAAAAATTTCCCAGCGAATCGGCGACCACCCGCGCCACCAGCTGCAGCATGACCAGCAAGTCAATATCCTCAAACATCAGTTCGCCCTGGGTAAATACCGGCACCCATCCGTCCATATGACGCCGCGATACCACCGCAAGACAGGGG